TGGCAGGACGCGCGCAACCCCTCCGCCACCAGCGTATCGTTGCCTTTCGCATCCCACACGTCCTTTTCCTGCCCGAGCTTGATGCTGATCCGCAGGATTTTTTCCTTAATGCCCATCGTGATACACCAAAATAAAGCGGCCGCCCAACTCCGGCCATTGCGGGTCGTCCGCGCCCTGCTTGTCGATAAAGTACAAATCGCCAGGCAGTCCGCGCCAAACTTCGTTCACCAGCGGCACGCCGTCCAGACAGACGCGGTTTTGAACCAAATACTCCCCGTCCGCCTTCACGTCCGCATACAGACGGCCAAGCCGCAGCCGGACGGCCACGGTAATATCCCGCCCTTCGATACCGACGGTCGTTTGCTGGGAGGGGACGGGTTTTAAAGGAATTTCATAAATCATTTTCAGACGGCCTTATTTCAGCGCGTTCACCAAAACGGCTACTTTGTCCGCAAACATAAATAAAACAATCAATAAGGCCGTTACCGAAATCAGCACCAGCCGCCATGCCGGAATCTTCATTACCATCTCCTTGACGGAATCAAAATTTATATTAAAATTCATACATGTTCTGCCTTTCCGTATCAAAGGTTTCAGAAACAGAAAACCCGCAAAGATTCGCGCCTTTGCGGGTTTTCGCTTTTCAGACGGCCTATTTGAACCAGCTTTTGGCAAAATCCCCAATCTTGGACAAGAAGGACTGGCCGGGTTGATTTTGCGCAGGTTTCGCCGCCTGCTTGCCGTTGTCCTGCATTTCCTGCGCTTCCGGTGCTTTGGTTTTGGTGTACTTCACCTTAACCTGACGCACTTCCGCAAGATGGATATTGACCTTCAACAGACGCGCCCCGTCCGAAGCCTCGCGGGCGTAGTCATAGCCTGTAATCGCCATGTTCGGATAGACGGCCTCCGGCGTAATAACCATGTACAGGTCGTTGCTTTTTGCCAGCGCATCCACCAAAGCGAGGAACGCGCCGCGCATCACGACGCCGCCGCTGCCTTTGGTCATCTGCACGGTCATTGTGAACGGGTCGTCCACCTTGTTGTAACTGGCAAACGACCCTTGTTCTACGGGCGCATTGGCCACTTTGGAGGAGGCAGTGTGTTTGATAGCGGTTACATTGTCCGCCAACAGCAGCGGGATGCCGTTTTGGCCGAATATCCCCCAATAATTGCCGAAAACGGCGTTAATCAATGCCGCGCCGCCGAACTGTATCAGCGCACCGCTTATATTCGTCGGCAATTTGGGGATATTCGGTATGCCGATTGAGTTCCAAGCCATAATCAACCTTCCTATTGTCTTTCCAGCACAAAGGCCGCCGAACCTTGCGGCGCGGCGGTCTGACTGCCATTTCGGCAGTATTGCGGGGGTTAAAAATCATTCTGATGCGCCAAACACGGAATCAGCCGTCTTCGTACGGGAAAGTGGCGTAGCTTAGTGAATGGCGGGTGTCTCTGTTCAGCAGATAAAGCGGGATCCCAGTTTGTTGATGCGCTCAAGGGAATTGCGGACGTGTTCCGCATGATTGGGTTCCAGCGCGGGGATGATTTTGTACAGGGCTTTGATGCTGTGCCGTATCCAGCTTCGGCTCTCGCTCCAAAGCGTGTACATGGTTGCCGCCTTGGGGTTGCCAAGCTGTTTCAGCGGATGGGATACTTCATACAGCATCTCCAACGCCCATGTGCCGTAATAGACGACTACCGCCAGACGCTCTATGTCCAAGCCGTCGAGCAGGGGTTGCCTGTCGTCGGAAAGGGTCAGGGCGTGGACGTATCGCACCGCTTCGGGCAGTTGTCCGGCGGGGATGTCTTCGATGGCGGCAACGTTGAA